TCGGGTTCCTTTTAACCCAACGCTTTTTTTGCCTACAAAAAAATATTCTAAATGGAAAACACTAGAAGGTGAGTGGGTAGAACCACATAAGTTTGGTTCTATAGCAGAAGCAAGAGATTTTGTAAAACAATATAAAGAAGTTCCAGACTTTGAGATACATGGAAATACAAGATTCTTATATCAATACATTGCTGAACAACATCCAGAAGAAGAACTCAAGTTTGATTCTAGCAAGATCCGCATATTCAATATTGACATCGAGACAGCAGCAGAGAATGGGTTTCCCGATATTGAATCTGCCGATCAGGAGATACTTGCCATCTCAATCAAAGATAGTTTCACTGGTAGGATTACTGTGTTCGGGGCAAGACCATACGATAACAAAGACTCCATGGTGGACTACATGCATTTCAGATCAGAAGAAAGCATGTTGGGAGCATTCCTTGACTACTGGCAAGCAAACTTTCCAGATGTAATTACAGGATGGAACGTACAGTTGTTTGATATGCCATACATCTGTAATCGTATCAATCGTATACTTGGTGAGAAATTTGTAAAATTATTATCACCATGGAAATTAGTATCACAACGTGAGATCTTTATCAAAGGTCGTAAACAATTTGCTGTTGATACACTTGGCATATCTACACTTGATTACCTAGAACTATACAAGAAGTTTACTTATTCTAATCAGGAATCATATCGTCTTGACTATATCTGTAATGTAGAACTAGGAGAAAAGAAACTAGATCACTCTGAACACGATACATTCAAAGAGTTCTATGAAAAAGACTGGCAAAAGTTTATTGATTATAACATTCATGACGTTCGTCTAGTTGACAAACTAGAAGACAAGATGAAACTGATTGAACTCGCATACACCATGGCATATGATGCTAAGGTCAACTATGAAGATGTATTCAGTCAAGTTCGTATGTGGGACAATTACATTTACAATGAACTAAACAAACGTAAGATTGCTATACCTCCAAAGAAAGAATCAACAAAGAATGAAAAATACGCAGGAGCATATGTTAAAGAACCGAAACCAGGATTCTATGATTGGGTTGTGTCTTTCGATCTCAACTCTCTGTATCCTCATCTTATTATGCAGTACAATATCTCACCAGAGACCCTCTGGGAGACTCGACATCCCAGTTCGAGCGTTGAGAGGATCTTAAATCAAGAGATTGACTTTAGTGATTGTAAATTTTCTGTGTGTGCTAACGGTGCTCAGTACCGTAAGGATGTTCACGGATTCCTACCAAAAATAATGCAGAAGATCTATGACGAACGTACGATATATAAGAAGAAAATGCTCAAGGCGAAGGGGGATTATGAAGTTCAGCCAAGTGCCGAATTACAAAGAGCTATTAGTAAATTCAATAACATCCAAATGGCTCGAAAGATCCAACTCAACTCGGCTTATGGTGCCATTGGAAATCAGTACTTTAGATATTACAACTTACTTAATGCTGAGGCGATTACTCTCAGTGGGCAGGTTAGCATCCGTTGGATCGAAAACAAAATGAATCAGTACCTGAACACGGTACTTAAAACAGAGGAGGAAGATTATGTTATTGCTAGTGATACTGATAGTATCTACCTCAACCTTGGTCCTTTGGTTGAAAGTGTATACAAGGGCAGAGAGAAAACTGATGAGAGCATTGCTAGGTTCCTTGACAAGGTGTGTCAAACTAAATTTGAGCCTTTTATTGAGAGTTCTTATGAAGAATTGGCCGAGTACGTTGGAGCATACGAACAGAAGATGATAATGAAGCGAGAGAACATCGCTAACAAAGGTATATGGACAGCAAAGAAAAGATATATTCTCAACGTATTCAATAGTGAAGGTGTACAGTATGCTGAACCTAAGTTAAAGGTTATGGGCATAGAGTGTGTTAAGTCATCTACACCAGGTGCTTGTAGAGATAAGATTAAAGAGTGTTTGAAGGTTATTATGAATGAAGGTGAAGAGGCAGCACAAGAATTCATCAAAGATTTTAGAGATAATTTTGATCAGTTACCAGTTGAAGATGTTTCATTTCCTAGAGGATGCAATGGGATAAATAAGTGGGCAAACCCATCAACCATCTATAGTAAAGGTACACCGATACACGTGAGAGGTGCATTGTTGTTTAACTATTATAACAAGAAGAATAAGTTGACTCATAAGTATCCGTTAATACAGGATGGTGAAAAGATTAAATTTGTTTATCTCAAGACCCCTAATAAATTTGGAGAGAATGTAATTTCATTTTTACAAACTCTTCCAAAAGAGTTTGGGCTTGACAAACAGGTGGACTATGACCTACAATTTGAGAAGAGTTTTCTTGAACCTATTAAGGTCATTATGGATAAGATCGGATGGAAGCCAGAAAAAGTTGCTAACCTTGAATTTTTATTCGGATGACCACATACATTGTTGAATATCAAAAAGCCTTTGGTGCTGGTGCAATGCCAGAAGAGAAAGAATTTTTTGATATAGACGAAGCCAAATGGTTCGAACGTGCCATGAAACGTTCTAATTACATCACAAAATTGGAGGTTAAAGAGTGAGTTTCTTAGACGACATCGCAAAACAAATTGGTAATGATTATGCAACAATGGTCAGTGATGGTATCGCAGCAGGAGACACTGCTGACTTCATTGATACTGGTAGTTATATTTTCAATGCTTTGGTTAGTGGTTCAATTTACGGTGGAGTTCCCTCAAATAAAATCACTGCTATCGCTGGTGAGTCTTCTACTGGCAAGACTTTCTTTTGCCTTGGGATTGTTAAGCATTTTCTTGACAACAATCCCGATGCTGGAGTAGTTTATTTTGAATCTGAATCTGCTATTTCTAAGCAGATGATTGAAGATCGTGGTATTGCATCTGATCGTATGTTGATAGTTCCTGTTGCAACTATCGAACAGTTCCGAACTCAAGCATGTAGAATATTAGACAATTATGTAGATCAACCAGAAGATAAGCGTCAACCCTTAATGTTTGTTTTAGATTCTTTAGGTATGCTTTCTACAGAGAAAGAGATTGCAGACGTTGTAGCAGATAAACAGGTACGTGACATGACTAAGAGTCAACTTATTAAAGGTGCGTTCCGTGTTCTTACTCTTAAGTTAGGTAAAGCAAATGTTCCAATGCTCGTTACTAATCATACATATGATGTAATCGGTTCTTATGTGCCTACGAAAGAAATGGGAGGTGGAAGTGGACTCAAATACGCTTCATCAACAATTATATATCTATCAAAAAAGAAGGAAAAGGATGGTACTGAGGTTGTTGGAAATATTATCAAATGTAAAGCCCAAAAGTCGAGACTAACGAAAGAGAATTCTCAAATTGAAACACGTTTATATTATGATAAAGGTCTTGATAGGTACTATGGATTGTTAGAATTAGGTGAGAGGGGTGGACTGTGGAAGAATGTAGCAGGTAGATATGAGATGAACGGTAAGAAAGTTTATGCCAAACAAATACTTAAGGATCCAGAAACATATTTTACTGTTGAAGTGATGCAAGCACTTGATGAAATTGCTGCACAGGAGTTTCGTTATGGAAGTTAATCCTTTACAGGTTTCTTTATCTGATGTAATCAAACCTTGCGAAAGACTTATAGATTATATAAAAGTCTATGATGATATTTGTGATAAAGAATTCTGTGATGATATTATAAAATCATTTAATTCTTCGGAAGATCATCACGTATATATCGATAGATCACAAAGACCTACGTTTACTGAGATGAATATATCTGAACGGTATACGGCAAGGGATGTTGAATGGATGAGTCATCAAGCACAAGTTCAATCTCATTTTATTGAAGCTGTTAGTAGGTATGTAGATGAAGTTGATTTAGGTCCAGATTTTCCTGCTAAATATGCTTTTGAGGAGTATAGAATTAAACAATATCGTGAAGATTCTGATGATGCATTTGCAGATCATGTTGATGTTGGAGATTATAATTCTGCTCGTAGATTTTTGGTATGTTTTTTATATTTGAATGACGTTGAGGAAGGTGGAACTACAGACTTCCCAAAAATTCATCATGCAATTACTCCAAAGTGTGCTAGGATATTAGTGTTCCCTCCAAACTGGATGTATCGTCATGCAGGTCGCCCAGTTACTAAAGGTACAAAATACATTCTCGGATCCTATCTTCACTACCTATGAACTTAGAAGTAACTATTCTTAGCAATCTGGTATACAGTGAAAAGTATACCAGAAAAGTATTACCATTCCTTAAGTCAGAATACTTTACTGCACGTGAACATAAGATTATCTTCTTAGAGATTCATGAATATGTTAGTCAGTATGATGCGTTACCGTCTCTTAACGCTTTAGGAATTGAGTGTCAAGAAAGAACTGATCTAACTGAAGAACAATTTAAAGATGTTATTGGAGTTCTAAATGTTCTTTCTGATGATATATCAGATCATGACTGGTTACTAGATGCTACCGAGAAGTGGTGTCAAGAACGTGCGATCTACTTATCTCTTATGGAGAGTGTTAAGATTGCTGATGGTCAGGACTCTAAGAAAGATAAGGGTGCTATACCACAAATTTTATCTGAAGCACTTGGTGTATCATTCGATCAACACGTAGGACATGATTATGTCTCAGACGCAGAAGCAAGATATGATTTCTATCATCGCAAAGAAGATAAGATCCCTTTTGATCTATCTCTCTTCAATAAAATTACGAAGGGTGGTCTTCCTAACAAGACTCTTAATATCGCACTTGCTGGTACTGGTGTGGGCAAGTCTTTGTTTATGTGTCACTGTGCTTCCTCTGCCCTTCTTCAAGGGA